TCATCGAAGTGAACGTAGATCTGCTTCGCAGCCTCGGCCCAGGGCGCGACAATCCAGAGCAGGATGTCTTGCCAGTTGTGCTTGAAGAAGTTCCAGATCCCTCGGGCTGCCCTCAGGAAGTGTTCCGAGACCCACTTCCAATGACGCCAAAGCTCGTAGGTAGCCGCCGCGACCGCGGCGATGGCGATGACGCCGAGAGCAAGAGGCCAGAACGCGATGGCCCAATCGAGAGCCAATTCGAGAGCGGTGATTGCGGCAGCGCGTACCAATGCATATTGCGCAAGGATAAATTCCCAGACGGCTGCGGTGGCTGCCTGCATCGCGTACACAGACATCTCCGCCACCGCATTGTTTCGTAACTGCGCGCCGGTCGAGAGTTCAGTCGCGAAAATCTGAACCCATTTAGCGGCGATCCATCTCCACACTGCGCGCAAAGCTGTTCCGACCATCACAGCAGCGTTCCAGAGGAGAGCGACGGTGTTTTGGATGATCCCCCAAGTGCCGAGGATTATCCAGCGCAACGTCCACTGGAGAGCGCGACCGTAGAACGTCGTGACGATAGCCGCTTTGGTCTTGGTGCCAACGGCAGCCTGATTCGCGATGGTATTAGCGACAGTGACGTCAGTATCAATTTCTTTAAGAACGACCTCTCTGCCTGTGAGAAGAAGCAGCAGGAAGAGAGCGGTGTTGTAGAGCCCGGTCACTATCAGGTTCGCCGTCCACATCGCGAGATTAGCCGCCAACGCGATCCCGATCAACCCAAAGATGATCTTCATCGTCGTCGCGTGTTTGGAGATGAATTGAATGACTTGTCCCAGCGCAACCAGCATTCCGATAGTCGGCGCGAGCGCCCAAGCTATGTCTTTGATTGCCGGGAAGATTTGCGTCGTCAAGATACGGCCGAGCGCGCTGAAAGTCTTGACCATTTGACCCACGAAGAAGCCAAGCTGCGGATTGACAGCGCCGAAGAAGCCCGCCAATCCGCCCTTCTGGAATCCAGCCTTACCTGCGCCCTGCATGAAGTTAAGGAAGCGTGTCGCAATCCGCTGCAACGAAGCGAACTGGTGCTGCTCCAAGTTTCCGATGAATTGAGCGGTATAGTCACGCAACGTCGAGAGGACACCCTGTAGAGTCGAGAGACCGAACCGCTTGCCGGCTCCCGCCATTGACGACTCTTCGATGTATTTATTCAGGGCTGCGAGCGCGGTGCTGGCTGAGATTCCGAGCGTACCGACGTGGCGCAACTGATCTCCGGTCAAGCCTAGCTCGTGCTCCAGAGCTTGGACCATCGGGATGTTGTCGCGAGCTAGCTGATAGACGACCTGGCCCGTCAGCCGCCCGAGCGACATCATATGACCGAGTGCAAGGCTCGCGCGGTTAAGTGCAGCCCCAGAGACGATGCCGAGGGCTGAGAGCGCGTCGGTCACGTTCACGATTGTCTCGTTCGTCTGCTGGACTGTCATCCCGAACGCCATGAAGCGACGAGCCGAGGTCGTGATGTCCTGGAAGAGAAACGGCGTGACAGCCGCGATGTCGTACAGTTTGTTTAGCTCGTCATTGACGCCCTGCGCACTCGGGATGAAGAGACCGAACGCGACGCGCGCCTGCTGCATCTGGCTGTTGAACTGATAGCCCCAAGAGACCGCCGCGGTGACGCCTGCCGTTAGCGCCAACGTCGCCATGTAAGAATAACGGCGCAGAGTGAACAGCGCCTGATTCATCAAGAACGTCCGGCGACCGGCGACGTGCATCGACTTGCCATAACGCTGAACAGTAGAGTCGAGCGAGAGGACATTCCGCTGAACAGCCATGAGGCCCGCGTTAACCTCGCGGTTGCCGCGGAGTTTCATCCAAATCGTTACACGTTCGTTCGCGCTCACTTTTTCATCGCTTTGGCGAGAGTTGAGATGATTCGCACAGCAAGATCCTCGCGTTCGTCGGCAGCGATCTTGACACGGCGTTGAGCAATGATCTCCATGAGCCCGCGCAGGAATTGGTCATCCGACCGAAGCCAGGTGCTTGGATTCATTCCTGCCATCCCGATCATTACAGCCACGTCAATCTCCTGCTGTGCCCGATTCAGTCCTGGAGGAAGTCCAGGTCTACGTCCATGTTGGTGTTGTTCATCCAGCGCTGAAGCAACAGCCCGTGAGAGGCTGAGGAGAAGTCATTTTCGCCAAAGACGTAATAGATCGCACGCCTTTGAGTTGCGGGTAGTGGAGTGGGGTCCCAACCCAGGCCGTAGGCCAGTTGGGTGAATGTGGAGATAACATCCCCATCCTCGCCGACGAGAGGTTCGGCCTTGTCGTCTGGAACACCATCAGGGGCGAGGTAAAAACCCTGACAGGCTCGGACCATTGTGTCGACAACGACACGGTACATGAACTCGGCTCGCTCGCGGGTCTGCTTGCGGATGTTCTTTCCGATCTCATCAGCCTCGTCCCTCGTGAGTAGCCGATACTTAACTTTCAACCCCAGGTCCTCTTGCCCTGGAATCTGAATGAGGATCTCGCGGTTCGCCGCAACTTCATCGCGACGCGCCCGCAGAGCCTCTAGTGGGCTCTGCGGGCGTTGCTGATCATCTTCTGTGGGGGTGATGATCTCGGTGACATCCTCCATGGGGTCATCCATGGGTGCTCCCTCCTTTGTGTTAATGCTACGACGGGAAGCCGTCTACTGTGACCTCGATTTCGATGAGTGCTGGACCCGAGGACTCGCTGTCTACCTCAGGCGGCGTAACACGCTTGAGACGACCGTTGTACGTCAGCGTGTTCTGAACGGGATTCCCGTCGATGTCTCTCGCCTGGTCACCGACGACTACTCTTGACTTGCCGACACCAGAGATCAGTGAGGGCAGGGCTCCCCAGTCACGCTCGACCCTGCAGAGTCGAGTCAAGACAAGATTGCCGACGTTGCGCCGACCTCCGAGCGAGACCGGATCTGCCATCCCGCCAGGATGGTAGATGGTCTCTTCAGAGTCGATCTCGCCGCCCGTCTTTTTGTCCCAGATGCCACTGATGATGTCGGCTGTATCCGGGACGTTCCTGACTGTGACAGTCAGGTTGCGGGTATCGAGACGAATCGGCCCTGTTGCGTTTGCCAAGTTAGTTCACCCCCTTACACAGTCTGTGTGATTGGCAGTTTGACGATCTCGATGCGGATGTACTCGGAGAACGGACTCATCTTCACGTACAGGACGGCGTGAAGCTCGTTCTTGGAGAGCGTCGTCGGTGTATTGACCGAAGGGCCGACATCGACCCGGTACGCATCTTGTGGAGTCGCGCCGTAGAGATCGCCTGAACTGTAGTATCTGGCGAGCATCCCCTTCAGGTCCTTCTCAAACTCGCTGATCTTCGTCCCCTGACCGTCGAGCTTGTCGAACATGAACCGCTCACCGATCTGATTCGCGTCCGCGACGATGGCGGTGTAGAGCCGGACATGTCCGAAGTTGATCCAGTCGCTGTCAGCCACCGGATCGACCAGCGAACGCCAGCCGTATGTCCGGGCTGACCCGAACATCATCCGTACCACGTCGATCCCCGATTTGTTCAGCGTGTCGCGACTCGCATCGCTGACTGCCGGCTGCGAGAGATCGATGGCGGTGAACGAGACTCCATTGTCGCCGGCAGCCGGATCGGACGGACCGAAGCCGGATGCGTCGTTGCGAGCGAGGACTCCAGCCTGAATTGCCGAGTACGGCACCTTGCGCGTCGATCCCGAGACGACGCCCGGGCAGACGGCCCAAGGCCAGAACATCGCGCCGAACCGCTGATTACCGGCCCGCGCTCCGGTGGCTGACGCTTGGAGAACAGAGATGGTCGGCGTATCGGGCGCGTCGAGGATACCGACACGACTGCGGTTGTACGCATGAGCGAGCAGCTGCGTGTGCCCAACATCGGTCGTTCGCCCAGGAGCCCAGACTTGTCCAGGCCCGAGAGCTTCCGGGATGCCGTCGAGCGCCGTCTGCCATTGCGCATCGACAACGTTGTTGCGGTCGTCGTTCCCGGCTGAGAGTGCGGCTGCTGCTGCAACAGCCGGGTTGTTAGCAGACGCGCCGAGAACGAGCCGGATGTAGTTGCTGCTCTTTCCCCAGAGGACAGCAGCATTCTGATCAGCGAGATCGGGGCTGGTCTCGACTTCAACGCCGCCGACAACGACGAAGATGACGAACAACGCTCCGCTCGACCCCGCTCTCACGCCAACAGAGATGTTGGCGCTACCCGCTCCCGGGCCGAGTGCGTTCGCGACCAGAGAGACCGCCGCCCCCGCGTCGTTCAAGTTCTTGAAGCCGGTCGTTGCTGACGGCCCTACAACCCGCGACACGTAGGCGTTCGCGCCGCCCTCTCTGAAGTAGATGTCGAGAGCGTCGTACAGAACGCTGTACGTCGTTCTCAGGCCGAAGATGCGTTCAAAGTCTGAGATGCTTGAGACCAGCGTCGCGGTGTTGGCTGGGCCGGAGTCTGACAGCCCTACAACGAACGAGACGCCCAGATCGGTCGGTGCCGACTGGGGAACCGGCGTAGACCTCAGAACGACATCAACGGAGGGGCGAAGTCCCATCTATCCCTCCTTTGTCTCGTCGGTAGTTGCTTGCTCGGGAGCAGGTGCTTCCATCAAGACCGCCGCCCCTGCTCCCCCGGGATACGACGGGTTGGCAACACCTTCTTGCGCGTCGATCCAATCCTGGCCGCGCTGCTTGGCTGATTCGATTTGCTGTTCCCCTGCTGGGTTAGTACCGATGAGCTTCCCATCGTAAGCCAGCAGGGTGTTGTACCCGGTCGTCATCTCCTCGTCCATGAGATCGTCAATCATCTCACCAGGCTCTACCGGACGGCCATTGGCGAGGATCTCAGGAGAGTCACCGATGAAACGGTACGTCGCTCCGCCCTGTGGCTTCTTCTGCGGACTCGGCATCAGTTATCCTCCGTGATGTCGACATTGATTCCAATCACGTTGGCCGTCGGCCATTTACTTCCTGGCGTGTACTTTTGCTTGACCCCAGTTTGTCGAGTAACCAGATCCTCGACTAGAACTTGGAAGATTCCATACGACGCTCTAATGGATTGATCTTCATCTTGTGCCACAGAGTCGTCATATGTTTCATCCATCCATTCGATCCCCGACGCGCGGTTGATCCCACTCACCTCGTCGCGTAGCGTCTGCTGATTGAGCATGACCCAGCGGGCGGCAGCGACGTAGAACTTGGACAAGTAGCTGGCAAGAGCATCATCGCGCGAGATCGCCGTACAACCGAGCCCCATCACGAACCAACCCCTGTACCGGCCATCTCCCTCAGCGGCTGGGCGGTCGGCGAGACCGGGAGAGACGACGACGATCATCGGGTGATAGTCCATCGGGAATCCCTCAAAGCGCGGACGAGCATAGTAGCGTGGCGGCTGAATCAGCCCGACCTCGCGCCCTTCTTGGTACTCCAACTCCATGATCGCCGTCGGCATCCAGTCTCGCAACGTCTCCATTACAGCTTGCTCGACCTGATATCCCGTCTTGATGGACCCGAAGACATCGCCGTTGTTACCGTTCGTACTCATTTCATCGCGTTGATGACGGCGCGACCGACCATATCACGCCAACGCTGGCGATCTCGTGGACGGAAGTCAATGTAGGGACGGGGAGGGGTGAAGCCATCCTCTGAGCCGAACTGATGAACCTCTGCATACGGGAGGATCGAGTTTAGCTCAATCTTATCCCGCGTGACGCGCGAGCGCATATTGGGGTTGCCGCGCCGCGTCCAGGAAGGTTCTAGGCGACGCCTGAAGTACAAGATGCGAGGGTCGCCACCTATCACCGCTTTGCGCTCTGCCCAACTGGGTGTGAGTTCTTTCCAAGAACCGCCGTAGCGCCGTCCTTGACTCTGGAAGGTCATACGGATGACACGAAACATGTCCTCACGAATCTCCCAGAGTGTTGGTCTCATGTTGAGAGACTTAGCTGCTCCTTTGAGCAGGTGCTCCGAGGCCTGGCGCGCTCCGAACATCTCCATTTCGAACATTACATCTCTCCAAACAAGAGATTGTCGGCGGGCGGGAACGAGAAATACGGGAAGTCGCCGCCAGCTTGGTCTGATGGGTCAAGACCAGACTCTATAGCGATGATCTCGTTCTGTAGCTCCGGCAGTGCCTTCTCAAACATCTGGATGTAGTACGGATAGGGCGAGATGCCGTTACGGATCTCTTGGCCATAGAGCGAGACCTCTATCAGCGCGGCGGCGTAGAGCGCGATGACGTTCTGCGCTTTGTCCCAGACAACCGAGGGGATGTCCGTACCGATCATCGGTGCGACGTACTTCACCGCGTTGTCAATGATCAGAGCCGCCTGATCATTCGTCGGCCGCGTGTCTTCGTTGAAGGTGCCGGTGAGATTGCCCAACGAGTCCGCCGTCCGTGCGAGGTCGATAGCCGCCACGTCCTGCGGGCTTGGTGTGAAATCGTCAACCGGCACCTTCGCTCCTTCCTACGCGCCCGTCTGAATCCGCTGGAGCCCTGCCTCCAACCCCTTACGCGGATCGCCGTCGGTTGCGATGTTCTCTGCCTGCAGCATCCGGCGAGCGAACTCCTTGTCGGCCCCAACCGTCTCCAGGACCTCATTGATCGTCGGAGCTTTCTCTTGGCCGGCAGTTTCGCCTTTGAGCCAGTCGGCCAACTCGTACTCGCCCAACTCCGAGACTCCGGCTTGGGGGAGTTCACCCGTGCTGACCGACTCAGGCGTTCGACCGCTGCGAATCGCCTCCAACTCCTTACTTGTCCAGAAGGAACCGTTCTGCTCGCCCTTGCGCAAGGCGATCAGCCCGATCTGTCCTCTGGTGACGGTGTCGCCGCGATATGCCTCACGCGGCTCGACAACCACTGCGCCGGATGGATCCTCGACGCCGACCGTGTAGCCGAACATCAGGTCCTTGACGATGCGCTCATCACCCTGGTCGGCATACTCGTCAGGAGACGTGTACGTGCCGTCCTTGAGATCCTGATGTTCTTGCGGAGTGCCGTGGAGACCGATTTCCTCTGTCATGTCAGCCCCTGCCACTTTTGAACTGCGAAGCGGTTGTCGACGAAGAACAGCGGGCGGACGCTGCTCTGCGTCCAATACCGCTGATTCTCTTCCTGGTACCACTGCTCCGTCGCCAGCGGCTGTTCGATGCGCATCTGACCCGGAGCGCGCTCCTGGACCACGTACGCCGTTCCCGCTGTGATGCGGTTGGTGACGAAGATGCTGATGCCGAGCGATGCGAGCAGATCGTTCAGCCCCGAGCCGTAGATCCGCGCCAGCTGGAGGTACTCCGTCGGGTTGAGGATCCAGAGGTTGTACACGATCCCTAGCTCGTCCTGCTCCGCGAGCATCTGGGCGCGGGCCATGTCGTATCCCGGCCAGACGTTTGAGTTGGAGGCTCCCGACCCTGCCGTCACGACTGCGCCCCAGCTGTTGCCGGTGACGAGACGGTTTGGTGACTTTTGGACAGCAGCCTCCAGAACCTCGACCGCCCGCATGTTGATCTTGCGGGTGATCGTATTCGCCATCTGCTGAACGTTCCGTGCGAACACAGACGTGTCGTTACGGTCGCGAGACTCGATGGAGACCCAGAACTTGGCTCCCCACTTCTCGACCTCAGCCACGACCGGAGCGCGCCGCGAACTCACGACCTCCGGGAACTCATCACCCGGAGCTACGCGGTCGATGTCCCTGTCGAGGTACAGGTCGTTGGCGATCAGTTCGTCATAGACGACTGCGCCGCCCGTCACCCCGCCGCCGTTCGCAAAGACGCGATCCGCGAAGAACCTCTGGAGCGTCAGGTCCATCAACGTTCGCGTCACGCGCGTAGGGCTCTTCAGCGCCATGTCCACCGTCATCGTCGTACCGGTGACGGTCGGCGCGTTCAGCGGATGCTGAACTGGATTGGAGTACGTCTGCGCGCGGATCGCCGCGCCAGCCGACACGATCCCATCTTGGCCGGGGATCCAGATGGGATCTCCGACCGTGATGGCGCCCTTGCTCTCTTGGACGAGAGAGGAGGCGACCTCGACCAGCTGATTGTTCTTCATCTTCCCTCCTCCCTAGTCGTAGAGCAGGACTTCTGCGTCCGTGCCGCTGGCCGCGTCGTCCATCGCGAGGCCAATGGCGTACTGACCGGCAGCCGACACGAATGGGATTGCCTGCCCGGTCGCGTCGGTCATGATCTCGACACCAGCGGTGATCGCTGCCCCTGCGAGAACCGGGCAGATACCACCGCGAGCAATGCCGACCTTGCCGCCGATGTTCGCCTGGTCGTACTTCGCCGCGCCAATCGCCTTCATCCCGACGGCGTTGCAGGGCGCTACCTTATAGCTGTTGTCCGACGGGGTAGTGCCGAGGACATTGAACTTGTGCGCTCTCGCACCGGAGATGCGGAGGAACCTCTTGCCGGTGATCGCGGCTGTAGCCTGACCTGTGAGGTTATCCGCCTCCTCCATTACGCGAACGAGATCGTTGGCCATAGCCTACGCCTCCCTTGCATGAGTGACCGGCTTCGGAGGGGCTGACGCCGCTGCGACCCGTTCCCGCAGGCCCGGGAACCAATCGCTGGGCAGTCCCTCACCCTGACCCGCCGTGAGGTCACCCTCGACAGCGGTGTTGCCCGTGGCGCCGTACTCGCTCACTGGAACGAGACCCGCGGGCAGATCGTTGAGCATCTTGGTCGTTCCCTGTTCGTCGGCAGCCATCAGCTGCCGGTAGTGCGCCCGCCGAGCCGAGGGGATCTTGCCGGCCCTGATGGCCGCCTCGACAGCGTCGTTCTGACGGTCGCTCTTGGACTTCTTTTCGATGCGGATGCCGGCCTCTGCGCCCGCGCGCAAGAGCTTGTACGTCTCCATGTCGATCTTGACGTACCCAGCCTCAGTGGTCGGCTCCTCGTCGCTGGCCTCTTCCTCTTCGGTTGAGGGTGCCTCAGTCCCTTCCGTGACGCCAGTTCCGCTGGGCGCGGTACCGGGCGGCGTTTGATGCGATGACGGCTCGTCCTCGGGCTGAACCTCCGCGCCGGTTTTGCCGGCGCTGTCCGGCTCGCCACCTTCGGCACCGGACGTGGGATTAGCCGCGAGCGCCCGCTTCTGAAGCTCCGCGTTGATCGTCGCCTCCGTTGCCGAATCGGCGAGACCCAGCGAAGCAGCCAGCCGCTTGCGCGTGGCTTCGTCCATCTGGATGCTCCCTTCCTGGGTTGACTTGACCGGGCCTCCAGTGTCGGCCGCGGATGCGTGCACGACCAGCTGTTCATCTACAGCCGCCATGCCAGCTGCGATTGCTGCGAGCGAGTCCGCAGACTTCTCGACGTACTGGACCTCGACAGCGGTCGGCGTACCGAAGTTCACCTCATCGCCCTCGACAGCCACGTCGCACTTGTACAGATCGCCGCTCTCGTCATCCTCCACGATCAGGTAGAGGTTGCCGCTGTCGGAGATCCGCTCTCCGCGAATCCACCACCAGTACGTGCTTCCTTCCGTGTCCAACTCGCCGGACATGGCTTTGTCGTAGAACTGGCGACGAATCCGGGAGGTATCGGTGTCAGCTTCGATCTTCTTCTTTTTGCTCACCTTGCCTCCCTCGGCGGCGATCTGAGAAGCCGCCAACTGAGCAGAGATCATGTCGTCGAACTCTACTCCATCGGGGATCTGCGCGCCGTACCAGAGCGGAAGATCATCCAAGACCTGACAACCGGGCCAATGAATGCCGAGGAGCGAGACGGCGGTGATGACCATCGAGTAATGCCTTCCAGTGGCTGTCTCAACGTCAAAGTTGCCTTCCATTGACCGATTCGGGAAAGCAATACCCATGACGCCGCCTAGCCACTCTGGAACTAGATAGTCACCATAGATCGTCTGGTTGTTGTCACCAAGTGCCATCGTCGAACCATCGACTCGGCCAAAGGCCATCTCGGCGTCTCCGACTAGTGCCATGTTGTAGTCGGCAGTGTGCCCCAATTTGATCCGTGGCGAGACGATGGCTGGATCCTGTAGGGCTTTGACGGCATCTTCGATGTTCTGCTGGGTGAAGGTGGTCGGCCCCGTCATCAGCGGATACTCGACGCCCGTGCTAATGATTGGTGCGCCCGCAACCCGCCAGAGCCCTGTTGGATCCTTGGTGATCTTTATCATTTCTTCTTCTTCGCTGTTCTAGGCAGCTTGCCTTTGTTATTGAAGTGGTGCTTCTTGGCCCACGCCTTGCCTTTGTTCGCGTAGATCCACCCGCGCTGCCTTTGACTCTTTGCCGGCATCTCTACCTCGCTGAGATCCCCGTGCTCTTGTTCTTGCGCAGCTGCTTTGAAAGCATGACGCCCTGCGTCGCCTGCGCCTTGCGCTGCTGGACGACGTCAGCTGCTCCGCTCTCTGCGGGCCGCGTTGGTACTAGGAGAGCCTGCGTTCCTGCTCCCTGGAGCTTCTTGCCACCCTTGGGTAGATTGCCTGCGCCGCTACCTACGCGCGCGGCACCTGCCTTCGGGCGTCCACCAGGATTCTTGCCGCCCGGTTTACCCATCTGATTCCTCCTTTGCGTACAACGGGTCGATCCCTACGGACTGGTTAGCCCAGGGATCGGGCGTGCCATCGGCGCTCGGGGCTGTAGACAAAGCCCCGGCGGTAACGGGCCGGGGCGAGGGAGCACCTTTCCCCAGCCCTCCCGCCGACTCAGACAGTCCAGCACCGACACCGCCCGAGTTTTGCCCAAGAGCGCCTGAGTTTGGCTGAGCTGCGCGATCCGCGTCGGCCATATCCTTAGACTGCTTTTGGGAGTCTTCAAATTGTTTTTGATCTTGCGTTATCTGCTGCTGCTGAAGCTCTAGCGTCGGAGACA